GTTAGCTATGCCTTGCGACTTTAATATATCAGTACATTCTCTTTCTGCTTTAAACCTATAAGGAAATAAAAGCTTATAGTCACAAGTAATATCNTCAAAAGGAGATCCANAATTTAANGACTCCAATCTGTGTTTAACATCAANTGAGCAGCCTAGCTTATGCCAGCCGGGATACTTTTTATTGGTAGCCACATAAAGGTATCCTCCTTTATCAAAGAAATCTAAAGGTAATCCTTCTTTAAGAAGAAACTTTTTTCTTTCAAACTGTCTTGTTTTTTTCCGATTTCTATGTGAACAAGAATTACAAGTATAACGATAGCCTCTTTTGCTTGACCTATCTGCACTAACCGTTTCATCTAAAATAAGTTCAATCTTGCATAGATTACACCTATCAACTTTAATGTGTTTCAGCCCAGTTGTTTCCGACATTATATTCTCCCGTTAGAGGACACTTAAGTCCAAGATAGTTACCCGCTTCTTCTATTGATTTAACGCCTAAATTCCCTACTTTATCAGCTATGTCTTGATGTGCTTCGATCTGCCACTCATCATGTACATTAGCAACAAAGGAAGCATCCAAACCTTTTAGTTTTTCATTCAGTATAATTAAAGCAACCTTCATTACAATTGCTCCAGCTCCTTGAAGCTTAGTGTTAAGAGCAGAGTGCTCAGACCTAACAAGAATCTTACGCCCGTCTAAACCTCTTACCCACCCATTTGCCGCTTCTCTTTTAATCCTATTTTTAAAAGATTTAAATGATGGAAGATTATTGAGGAAAGATCTTCTGAGCGTTTCACCTTCTCTTCTACCTCCTTCAACCACTGTTCCAAGCTTAGCATCTCCTGCACCGTATATGAGGGCATATATGAAAGTCTTTGCCTGATCTCTTGATTTAAGTCCTGCAAGTTTTTGATTAGTTGTGTGGATGTCTCCGTTGAGAATTTCATTTGTATACTCCTTATCTTCCATGTAATGAGCTAGCATTCTTAACTCAAGACCAGACGCATCAATACCAACAAGCTTATATTTTTTAGGAACCGTCCAGCATTCTCGACATTCTAATCCGTAAGGACTTCTAACGCTGGGAATCTGTGCAGTATTAGGATTAGAGTGGGTCATCCTACCTGTAATAGTTCCATTAGAATTAACATACCCCCTAATTCTCCCATCCATATCTACTTCTTTAAGCCATGATCTAATCTGAGCTATTCTTTTTTGAAGAAGAAGATACTCAGAAATAATTTGAGCCTCCTTAATATTTTTCACACCTTCCAAAACTTTCTCGTTAACGATGGGCTGTCCTGTAGGTGTGAACTCTAAAGGTTTCCAACCAAAAGAAATTAAATACTCTCCTATCTGTTTACGAGAACCAAGGTTAAAGGGTATTGAATCTCTCCTAATTAAGTTCTTAAGGGGGAACTCAAGAACTTTATTAAACTCTTCATCAGAAAGTCTAACCTTCTTAGATGTTCCTACAACAGAAGCCATCTTAGAAAGCTTACCCGTTTTAGTTTTTAAAGGCTTAAGTAAAGTTTTAATTTCAGTTGGCCTGAATGTTTTATGTACTTCACTTTCTGCTTCGCAAAGTTTTTCTGTTAACCGGGCCAAAAGAATAGAAGACTTTTCTATATCTAAAAGAAAGCCTTTTTTCTTTTGTGCGTTGAGTATCTTGTAACACTCATGCTCTATATCTATAGACTGCTTGCTGAAACTTTTAGCTTCAGCTTTAAGGTGTCCATAAACTTTATAGTTTAAAGACACATCTCTTTTGCAGTAAACTAACATCTCCTCCGTGTAAAAAGAAAACTCTTTGAAGTCTAGTTTATTGTACTTAAGCCGATGGCCCCAAGCCTCAAGACCATGACCTCCTTCTCTTGTAGGATTAAAGAGGCGAGACACAACTAAAGTATCTACAATTTTTTTAGAGCTTAAGTCTATACCATGTAATGCTTTTATTACAGGTATGTCATAGCCTAATATATTATGTCCAATTAGTTTGTCTGCTTTAGAAAGGAGATCTAACCCTTTAGTAATATCAGAGGGACCAAAACTAATTAGTTTCTTTTCTTCTACATCAGCAGCAACAATACAAAAGATCTTTGTAGGTTGTAATCCATCAGCTTCTATATCAAAGACATAAGATTTCATAGCTCATCCTCCAACTCGCTGGCGGCTCCCTCTTCTATCTCTTTAAGTCTTCCTGTGTCTTGGTCATAGTATAGGTGGCTGGCTAAACCAACATCCCCTGTATATCTTGACTTAAGTACACGCACCTTAGTAGTAGAAGCTTCAATAGGATCGTCTGACTGTTGGTTTCTTTCAAGGCTAATTATTGCATCAGACAACTGAGCAATAGCTTGAGATCCTCTGATGTGACTGATGCTTGTTTCAAGACCATTCTCATGTCCTCTGTTACCTTCTAATCGTCTAAGGTGGCAGACAAGAATTAAGCCGCAGCCAGTTTCTTCAACAAGAGTTCTAAGCCTGTGCATAATAGAGTCAATTGCTTTACGTTCGTCTGACTCAAGAGCAGATAGAACTAACATATGCAAGTGATCCAATACAATCCAACGACAGTCACAACCAATAATCATATAGCGAAGCTTATTAAAAATACTATCAATATCATTCATGCCATGATGAGAATGAATCCAAACTCTCTCACCATTATCTTCAAAGAGTTCACTATAAAATAAATCAATTAGCTCCTCACTAACCTCTTTTCTAACACTGTCTATATGTAGTCTAGCGTTAGCTGATATAGAAATAAGACCGTCTGCTGTACGCTGCCAATCTTCTTCAAGAGCTATGATACCTATGTTATCTTTAGTTTGAGTGATCAACCAGTGTTCTATTTCTCTTGTGACAGAAGACTTACCTAAGCCTGTGCCTCCTGTTAAAAGAAGTAGCTCACCTTGACGTAAGCCTTCGAGCTTAGAATTAATACCAGACCAAGGATAAGGGACAGATACTTTATTCTTTCTTTTCTTATAGGCTTCTTTTTGTTGAGACATATTAAGAACACCAGCTGGTGTATAAAGCTTAGCCCCCCAAAATGCTTTGACATAAGCACTATGTTGGTTAGCCCTTAACATATCATTAGCATCTTTGTATTCTTCAGGAAGCTTAACTATCCTAGCCTTACCCGGCCTCAACAAATTTGCTACTCTTTCTGCGGCCTTATAACCTGACTCATCATTGTCGAAGTTAAGGATAACACAATCAAAAGAATCAACAAACTCTAAGTTTTGTTTTATATCTTTTTCTGCACCAGCCGCACCATTCTTTAAAGAAACAACAGGCCATTGAGAACCAGTCAGTTCAAAAGCAGCCATAGCATCACACTCGCCTTCAACAATAGTAAGATACTTACCACCCTCTTTACATAACTGCTGTCCGAAAAGACCGGCATTAGTAGGGGTGCCTCGCCAAGTAAAAGCTTTGTTACTTTTTCTAACCTTATCTCCAGTATACTTACCCGCAGAATCATAATAAGGATATGAATGCTGAACTATGGAGCCGATACTATTTTTAATAGAACGGACACCATACTTCTTGGCAGTCTCTAAACTTATTCCTCTGTCAGTTAGAGAATTATATTCTCCTTCTGACCCACCGTAAAACTCATCTGATTTCTTAATTGCTGTGTACTTCTCAGGTGGTGTCCTAACACGACAACTAAAACAATAAATAGAACCATCTTCATTAAGTCCAGCGGGGTCACTTCCACCACAGGCTGGACAAGGAATATGTTGTTTTACAAAAGCCATTTTTACTCCATGATTGACTCATCAATCAGATATTCTTTAAGTTTATTATGAAGCGATAGGGCACCAGCTTGAGCAATAATTGCTTTGTCTCCTGCCCTAGACGCTTCTGCTTCAGCCAAGGCAATCAGGTGAAAGACTTTTTGCCCTTCACCCGAAAGCTTATCTACATCATAAGTAACACCCTCCAATGTATATGTACTAGTCATCTTTAAAGTTCTTCTAGTTCATTTTCTAATTCTGAAATACCTAACTCTTCTCCATCAGCAGATGAGTAAGGGATCAGATCAATGACCTGAACAGCTTGCAGATCTAGGCCGTAGAACATAGTTCCCTTCCAATCTTTCTGCCACTCTGAACACTGAACACGTACTGTTGAACCATTACCTATCGCATCCCTAAAAGGCTTCTTGTTTTTATCTACAAGGAGAGGCGGAGTATTGGGGCCATAGTTACCTGTTACCTTTCGTTTGATAACAAGTGTTGGGCCTTCTTCCAAATGCTTAACACTGAACCCACGGTCTGCATACTCTTTTGCAATAGCGTCATCAACCAAAAGATTTATGCTATACACAGGAGTATACTTTTCGTTTGGCTTTGTGATGTGTGCCCAATATGCTTTACCTTCTAATACCATAATATAATTACCTCAAATATAAAAAATTAATATATGTTGGAATCAAATCTCTAATGAAATCTTCAGTCAACATTTCTTCCGGGCCTTGTATCTTGACCCAAGCTATAAAGTTTTCAATTACATTTTCATTAGGTCTTTTAACTCCTAGACCTAATACAAAAGATGAACTAAAAACATCCTCTATAAATATATCTAAACTGTCATATTCCTCCTTCATAACACGTCCTCTGGAAAGGTTGCTGAGTATAGCACGTTTGTTTTCACCGTGTCAAGCACAAAATTAAAAGCTGCTAAGTCTAAGTCAGATGATATTACAATAGTACCATCTATATCACACAGTAATATATATGAACCTTCAGCATCATCACTATAATCTTCTCCTATTTTCTTTAAAGCTTTAGTAACTTTAGCATTTAATTTATTCTCTTTGGCAGATTTACCAAAGTCAGCTTGAATTATTTTCATTTAATATGCCCCGGATCAACAGCGTTAAGTGTACTCTTCCATTTTAAAGCCCTAAGATATTTCTTAGTCGGCTGGCCCCATCTATTTAATTGCTCTCCTTCTTCTATTACCTTTGATGTTGTTGTAGAGAACAACCATTCTTTAGGAAATCTTCCATAATGAATAGTACCATAAGTTATATTGAATATAAAGTCAAGAACTATTCCGGGGATCAACATAACATATAGTGTTATGTATATAGATTTAGGCATATAAACTATTGTCAAGTTTTTTCTCATCCTATTAAAT